CATCACGGGGCCGAGTCCTTTCTTAACGCATTATTACGGGTTTGACACGAGTTTTCCTTCTCAGGTGGTTTCAGGTCGGGAGTAAGTCTCATAGTTACAGTTATGGGGTAACGGCAATAAACTTGCCGGATCTCTGTAACGGACTTGACGTAGAAATGGAAGGTCATAATCTTTTATATGGGCTGGGTACGAATAGGACATGTAATGATAGTTATTTATGGATGGCAATATCTCGGCAAGTACGGGATGTACAAAATGAGTCCGTACATTTAGGGAATCGAAATATTGCTCCAATTGCAATTGCTGACATAATGAAATGCCGAATTGTTTGGAGATCAGTTCTCGAGTACGTATGAGAACCGGCTTAGCAACAACTAATCCTTTATTATAATCGGCAAGCATGCTCAAATACATGTCACGTTCGTAGGTGTTGGTCCTACCAAATTCTATGTGGGTTCCTGATGTTCTTAACACGTACAGGGCGAAGCTTTGTATTATCGGACAACCTGGGTATTGATGTAAGTACGATAAAGCTTTGCATCGATAGAGCGCGAGACACTTTCGTGTCTGCGCACCACTGTAACGTGGGTCCAACCATCCAAAATTGAGGAGAAGATCCCGAGGATCGGTAACGATCACTCGATCTTCCGGGTCGAACACAAACCCGCAAAATGAGGACATACCAATATCGGAAACTTCTTCCAACTTAATTGTGAAACCATTAGTTTTAAACCAATCGACGTTAGGCGGAGATCCCACGAACGAAGCGAGGCCGTCGTCACCCTCAACGACAGCCTTGACATCCGCCATACCGCTCTTTTCAGCGCAGTATAGCAACCCCATCAGGTTGGAGAATCCGTTCCCTAATGAGGTATTCATCTCGCCAGACATACGAGTGGCCTCTATTTGCATCATAAAATCACGAAAAATCAAATTGTTTTTACCGGAGATTAATAATCGGAGAGTTTGGGAAAACCAACTCGACCCGGGACAGTGTTGCAATACATAATCATATAGTTGAAATTCACAGTCTTCCATCATATCCGAAGTAAAACTGGCTTCATACTGTGAATGATCTGTTATTATGTATTTTCGACCTACTGTACCGAGGAGTTGGGCGACATAATTGGCTCGTTCACTGACGGGAACTTTCTTGATGAACGACTCATGAGCGTATAGTACGTGCTCAATAGCCTTGAAGAAAGGTCCGAGGACACATTTGAACCGATCGTCACGAGCGTTAATGATTCTTGCATACTTATACTCGGGGTAGGACTCCCACTTAACAAACGACTTAACTCGCGCAGCTTTTCTCCAGAGATCGGTAGAATCGCAGGGGCTACTCGAGAAGTCAAACCTGCCGTTTTCGGTAAGGGCAGT